ATTGTCCATTTGTGTTAGCCCAAGAACCTGCATAAGAATCTGTGTAAGGTGAAGCTGAACCACTACCAATAGATAATCCAGTACCCATATCTTTGTCATAAATCTGATTTTTAAATTCTGGATAGACTTGTGCTAACGCATCTTTAGGAACTCTACGAACTATAGATAAATCTTTTGGTTGTTGGTCTGCACCGAAGTAACCAGGAAAACAATTATAAGGGTCACGAAGTTCTGCTATAGGATAAGGATTACCATTAGAATCTTTCCTCTCTCTAATAACCCAAACAGCAAAACCATAACCAGGTAGCCATCTACCTACTTGTGGCATTTGTACATCTAATCTCTGTACTTCATCATATGCTGTAACTATTCTTGAAATTTTTTCTGCTTTTCTTTTAGCTCTTTCGGAATCTTTATCATTAGGAACATCTACTTTGAGATTAGGAATACGACCTATTTTTTGAGCTAAGTGTTCTAGTCCTGTGGACATTAAGTTAGGAACTGGTACTTGCCAATCCTGAAAACCTTTTATCTGGTCACCAAGTAGAGCCATAATACCTGAAGGTCCACCATTCATAATTGAACGAATACGACCTCTTGTTGCGTAAGCGTCTTGGTTGTCGTAATGTAGTTGCGTTATCTTATCTTGTAATTCACTTGCGTTCATATTAACTCCACGGAGCTTCGTTTATGTTACTAATATCCCACTCTCCATAACTTGGTTTATACTCTAATCCTACCTCAGCTAAGCGTTCTTTACCTAACCTTCTAATAACTTTTAAAGGAAACCAAGATGCCATTACAACATCTGACTTGTACCCTTTATTACTCTTAGCCTTATTAGCAGCAGAAGAAAAATAAATTAGTTGTCTACGATATATATTACTCTTAATTTCAGAATCTGTATCTCCATATGGCAAATTAATCAACTGCTCTTTAAAAAGTTGAGCCATAGAGCCAACACCAAAGATTGGGTCAAACTTATTTTTCTGTGTCTGATGTCCTTCTGTATAGATACCAAATCTTGCACAGTAATCTTTTATCTTGTCATCTTGTCTAATAGCTTTCTGAAATCCATTCTCTTCAATAACCCAGTGAGCTAAACCATACATCTCATACCATTTCTTAATGGAATGTCTAGCTTGTATAACTCCACCACCTTCTTCGTTTTCAATATCTACTAAATATAAAACTCCAGTATCTGGATTGGCAGCCCATAACACACAGGCTTGAAATCCTGTAGATGCTGGGTCAAGTCCAGCAATCAAATGAGTACCTGCAGGAATATGTCCTATCCTTCTATTAACATCTCTACATTGGTCTATATCTTCTGAGTTAAACATAGTAATACCATCAACAAAGGCTTTATTTAAATACACCATTTCAAAGATAGCTTTACCACCTGTAGTTTCAGCTGCAGTCTTTCTTGACACTAACCATTTGTAACTTCTCTTACTTTTCCATAACATACAGTCGGTATGTTCTTCTACTTCATTTTCTGGTAAGACACATTCTGAATTGTGTGCTTCTTCTACGATTGTTTCCATCTCTGGGTTTTCTAAAAGAAAGTTATATAAATCTTCTGGATGCTGTCTTGAACCAATAACAACAACTGCTGTATGTTCCTCTTTTCTTGAAGAAAGAGTTGTAGTCCACCATTGTCTTGTTTGCTCCCTGGCACTTGGTTGTACAGTAGTTCCGTGGTCCTCAATGTCATCAGCAATAATCAAATCACAATCTCTTGAAAGAATCTTTCCACCTTTACCTACAGCTACCATAGTTGGTGATTTAATTCCAGTTACAGTTCTGTTAGCTACAGTAAACTGTCCTGATGACCAGGACTTACCACTTCTAACTTTAGGTTGGAACTGTCCACCTGGTCCACAGAAATCTTCTTTTAAAGTTTCATTATTTTCTAAGTGGTCAAGTACAGCACCTACTGCATTCTTAGCTATCTCTTCGTTTCCTCCTACCCACATAATTCTTATGTTTGGATTCTTACATATCTGCCATACAGCAAAGTGTGTGAGCAGGTCTGTCTTTCCGTGTCGTGGTGGTGAGAGAATCATTTGTTCTCCACCTTCCTCTATAGATTTTATAATTGAGTTAATCCATTTTTCGTGAAAGTCTGCAGTTTCATATGGTTCACCAGTTTCTGTTCTGAAATATAAATCTCTAAACTCTTTAAAACTTTTTAATGACTCAGTTGCTTGAGTTGGAGCTTCCCAGTTCTCCTGTGCTTTTAAAATTATTTTATCTTCTTTGTATGCACTATACATACGAGTAACACTAGATTTGTTTACCCCTAGTATCTCAGCTACTTCTTTGTGAGTCATTTCCTTTTTCTCAACTAAAGGAGCAAACTCTTCTACAAACCTTTCATAGTGTTGTCCACGAAGTTTCTCTCCTGGTACTTCTTGAATTGTTTTTTTACTTCTCTGGTACTGAGCAGCCCTTCTACATTTTGTAGAACAATACTTCCTTTTTCCAGAAGGAACTTTCTTTTGACAACGAGGTCCTTCACATTTCATTTATTTTTCTTTGCGTAATAGGCTCTCATTTGAGCACCTGTGTAGATTTTTCCACTAGGTGTTCTATATTTATTTGGTCCTATTTTTTTGAAAGGCATTACTTCCTTCTCTTTGATGACTTATTTTTTTTCATACCCTTTTTGTACGAATACTTCTTGCCTGGCATTTCTCCTCCTATACTTAATCCCAATGAGTGATTATATCAAAGGAAAAACATATCCTAATCATAAACCCTCTACTACATATAGTAGTGGAAGAACCTGTGTTCAAAAAGATTGCTCCACAATTCTTTCTAAGTATAACAAGTTCAAATATTGTAATAATCATAAACCAAAAACCTTTCCAAGAATCAAAGGAAGAAAAAAGCCTGAGGGTCTACAAGAGCCGAAGGCGTAAAAAAATTTTTATTTTAAAAACAGAAAAGCCTGGCATTGCCAGGCTCTATTTGTATAGCTTTAGTGCCTTGTCCTGCTATCCCCTGCAGTGGATGTTACATCCCTGACTTACTCTTGCAACCTACGATTAACTCACAAAACAAGTAACTTGTCACTCGGTCAAAAAGTTTTTTCTACTTTTCAATCCTTTTCTATAGATGTGACTCAGGCTTTCTACGCCTTACTAATTCTTAATATTAAATATATACATACCTGCGTTATAAGTAGTGAAAAAAAAATTTTTTATTTTAAGCACCCTAGACTAGCTAGGGCTTATATAGTATGTACACGATAAAGGGGAATTTATCTGATACTTGAATACTAGGAAACTTCTGTTAATATTTCAAGTGTACAAACAAGAATTATGAGTATGGTGTTACAGGTGAAGTGGGCATCAGGAGCACGAAAGGCTTACCAGGGAAACCTGACCAACTAGAAAGACAAGTAAGCTACCCAAGGACACTGGAAAATAATTTTTTAAAAAAACTACCCCATATGCCTGTTCACGCCCAAAAGAGAAAACCAAGAGTAAAATAGTAATATTGAAGAAATGTAAAGAGTGTGATAACACTTTAAAACAAATCAAAGATAACTTATATTACTGTGACAGTTCACCTACTAGATGTAGTAAGTCAGCTAAAACATACTATATATAGTGGTACATATTTAGTGTGTTTATTTGTACATTAGGTGCATTTAATTTTATAGGTACATACTTAATATAGACCCCCATACGCACATTAACATTTGCATTACATACCCAGTCTGTCAGACCTAGTACATAGGAATAATAGGAAGTTTAAACAGCTAGGTGAAAATAAATAAATCTAAAATGATACAGAATGTACCCACCCTGACACCCCTCGTACATTGTTTTAAATCAAGAGAGGGTGCGTTGCTTTGAACTGGTAAGGAAAACTAGATACATCCTAAGTAAAACAAGGTTAGTACATACCCACTAAGACAAGCTGAGTACATACATCAACAATAAAAGAAAGAGCGACCAGCTGACTGTTTAAACAGGAAATAAAAAAATCTTAAATAAGTGTTGATATTAATTGTAAAGTACCCTAGTCTATGTATATGGGTTAAATCATAAATGATGTTATGGAGATAAAAATCCAAGATTTAACTTTAGGCTTTTTGAAAATTAAAAATGACTTAGGAAACTGGAGATACTCTCTACATCCACTAAAAATTCTCAGCTCAGAAAAACTGACCTTATTGTTTAAACGATTAGGCTCTTAGGCATCAGACATACAGTCTAGGGCTGACCAAAGTTGAGAAGCAGGAAAAAGGAAACCTAAGAAATTAAATACAAAAAACCTTTCAGATAATTTTAATTAATTATCTCAGAGGGCTTTTGAAAAAGAGCCTTCAGAGATACTTAAAGCAAGTATCAAACAAGAAAGGAAGTTATGACTTTTACTGAAGAAGAAAAAAATAAAATAATGTTAGAAAGAATGAAGAGTTGGGAATTAGAAGAAGGAAATATTTCTGAAGATATTAAAAATATTTTAGAAGTTAATCTGCCTGATACTCACAATTCAGTAATTGAAAAATTACAGAATGAAATTATTTCAACAATAGATAGTTACTACGAGGAAAGTTAATTATCTTTCAGCAATTTAATTTTAGATTGCTGAGAGATACTTAAATCAAGTATCAGTTTATAAGAAAGGTAAACAAATTATGAATGTAAAAAATAAATCATTTAAGTTAGGTGATAAAGTCAAAGTCAATCTAACAAATGAGGAATTCAATAAATCAAGATTAGGTTTAAGACCTGATGAAGATTGCATTGGTGAGATTGTAGCAGTTGAAAGAACTGAAGAAAATAAACATAATCTTATTCAATGGAAAATACAGTTGGATAATTTTCTTCCTCATAAAATGATTATGATTACGACTGCTTATTATATGGAAAAAATAAATGAGTAGTTTTTTAGAATGGCTCAGCCTTATGATTACCCTGAGTTTTTTTGTTTATATGATTTACGATAGATGTATTTCAGATAAACAGAAATTCAGGCAATCAATAGGAATTGATGACCCATTTAAAAAATAATACACGCTGAGAGCCCTGAGGTTGCTCTGTATGGAAAAAGTAGTGATTAGGCTACTGACCTTAACAGATAAATCTCAGGCTCTTAAATCAGAAATGCTAGATACCCTGTTTAAACATTTAGGCAGGTTATCTAAGATTTCTAAATGAAATCTATAAAGAAAGGTAAAACAAAAATGAGTAAAACAAAAACATATGCAGGGACTAGAGAACAGTGGCTAGAAAAAGCTACCTCTGAAATCTTTAAGCAATTAAAGAAAGAGGGCTTTTCTGATTTTGTGAAAACAGAAAAAGAAATTAAAGTTTCTTTCGGTCATATGCCTAAGGGCTTGAAAAATTCTGCTATTGGTGTATGTCAATACACTTCAGAGGATGTGAAGGATGATGACTTTGATAATACAGGAACTAGACACCTGTTTATTAGACCAACACTTCAAGCAGGTAATTTGAAAAATACATTAGAGATATTTCAAGTACTAGCCCACGAGGTATGTCACGCTGTGCTACCTGTTGGAACAGGTCACAAGAAAAAATTTGCCGACTTAATAATCGGTAAATTAAAAGCAGAAGGAAAACCAACTGCTACTGTTGTAAGCCCTGAGTTTAACAAATGGGCTAAGCCAGTTGTGACTAAGCTCGGCTTAGTGCCTCATATTGCAATAGTTGAACAGGCTAAAGCACCTAAGACTGGTGTCAAGATTGCCTGTCTTAATGTTGAGGAATGTACAGCAAGTACAGACCGAAGCAGAGAGCAAGGCTATGGCTACATTTGGAGGAGCTCAACAGCTTCAATCAAGGAACAGAAAACCAGTCAGGAAAAATTGGCTCAGGTCATTAATGGTGAAACAGGCGTTTTCACCTGCCCTGCCTGTCAATCTGATACTGAGATAATAGCTGAAGGTAACTTCAGGTAATTATTTAACAGGTCATTGTTTAAACATAACAGTGACCTGATAAATACTTATAAGAAATAAATAAGAATAGATTGTGATAAATTTCACAAGAACTTTTTTCTTTTTTTTTATTTGTTGTGCGTGAAATTTTCAACACGCTAGTAGAGGCAATCCCCCTTGTAAGTATGCGTATGCACAGCTAGAGAGCATTGTGGTTAATACCTTTCTTCAATGCTCTCAATGGTGTACATACACCAATAACGAAAGGAAACTATGAGTAATTTATATTATCTAAAATACACACAGGAAAGTGAAGTCTATATTGAGGCTAACTCTGAAGAGGAAGCACAAGAAAAGATTGAAGAGTACACAAAGAATGGTGGTGAGAATATGTATAACATAAGGCTTAACCATTGTGGTTGGCGTGTACAAAATTCTTACACTGACCTGAAACCTGTTGATGACAGAGGTGACTATGAACATTCACATACTACTTTAGATGGTGGTAAGTGGATAGCAACTGATGTACCTGACGGATATTACGAATGGTAAACAGACACGAAAGAAGAAAAGCCAAGAGTAAAAAAGGTGGGAACTATCGTGGGTTGGCTAGACCAACTGATAATGGTTTACCTAATGGCTCAAAGAAAAGATATGGTTAGTGAGTAACTAGCATAGAGTACTTGTTTAAACACGAGTACTCAATGCTACTTATTGTAGCGATAAAGAAAGGAAAGATATGTCAGAAGAAAAAGATATGACAACTCTTGATGAGTTGTTTGATAGCTTAGAATACGCTCTTGATGAGGTTAAATCTCATCTTAGTGATGCGCAGAGTGAGGTAGATGAAGCATATACCAAAGTAGATTATGCTTCAGACAACATCAACACTGTTAATTCTAATTTGTCTAATGTTGATGATGCAGTAGAGGAACTACGAAATAGAAGTGGTGAGTTTACTACAAAGAAAGTCAAGACAGAGCTAACTAAGTTAATTGATATATTACTTAAACAACAATCTAAATTAGGTTAGTTGTTTAAACTGCTACCCCATTGTGGGTAGCTCACTGTCTATGGTTGTGTCTGTTGGTATGACACTACGAACTAGCAATAGCAAGTAACCAAAGCCGTAGGCAGTGAGCTATCTATAAGTAAGAGCTAGGTAATACTATTGCCCTGTTGAAACCTAGTGCCTGAAAGTAGGTAGCTTAATGACTATGGAAAAGTTGGAACTATATATCCACGCGTAAATAAGTAGCTATATAAAGTGGGAGCTATTGAACGCCAACGATTGCAACTGTAGTCATTAAGCTATCTATTTGTTTAAACAAGTAGGTGCAATCAATGAAAGGAAATTATGAATACAGAAAAAGAATACGAAGTCTATGAATTTGTAGATGAGAGTATGAAAGTAGATGAAAACATTTTAAGTGTGGACTTTTACTTTAATAGTGATGTAACGCTAGATGAGGCAATACATTCTGTTGATACGCTAGTAGAGGCAAACACAGAAGTTATCTTTACTGGTCACAGACCTTCTATCTATTCTCTATCACCATTCGCACAGGAAGGTGGAAGAATATGAATAGTAATGAGGACTTTAGTGATGACAACTTATCAACAGATGAAAAGATGTTGGTCTTTATGATTAGGCAGTTTGATTTGCCTATTAAAAATATCTTTACTTCTATCTATGAAGCATATGATATTGCAGATAAGGAGGTTGTATGAAAACATTTTATATATTTGAAACAATTTCTAACAGGTGGTATGTTGAAGCAGAAACGAAAGAAGATGCTATCAATGACTACGAAGATGAAAAAGACAATGCTTATATGGACAAGGTACTTGACAGAGAAGTAGTACTTGTGGAGGAGGTTGTATGAAAGAGTATGACTATCACGACTTATCTTACGAGGAGGTTGTGAAATCCTATAAATTATTACAAGACCAAGTAATCCATTTCAGAAATTTTGTTAGTGAAATTGATATAAGTAAGTATGACCAAACAGAATATATATCTGTTGTTAATAATATTTATTTCTATATCTTTCTAAGTGAGGAAGAAAATGTCAGTTAAAAATTATTGGACAATATCAAGATATAAAGAAGGCATTAGTCTAAATCCTAAAGAATATATCCTTAATGATGATTTTACTGTTAGGAAGTTTACCAAAGCAGAAGCAGAAGCATTCATAAGAGATAACGATTTAGAAGAAATTGCAGAAGCAGAGGAAGAAGAATAATGGACTTCTTATCTTTATGTGTAGCCTATGGGTTACTCATAGCAGGGCTGAAAAAATATTCTGGGTATAAATCCCAGAGAGATATAAGGAAAGAGAGAGAAGATGACTTGTATCTAATGCGTTTGTTTAATGTGTTAGATGAAGATTGAAGAAGCATCAAGAGTTCTTGTTGGTTTCTCAATTAATGTCACACTCTATTTCTAAAATGTAAATATCTAACAGCTCATTGTTTAAACTGGACAGATGTAACAGTGAGCTGATAGATACTTATACAAGTAAGTATCAGAAAGGAAATTATGACTAAGACATTTTGGAATGAAATGGAAGAGCCAGTCGTTGTTAGTGATGAAGAGTTCAAGCAACTTACCAGACCTACAAAGAAATGGTATGACCATAGGGATAGTCTAAAGAAAGCTATTCGTTTAGCTAAAGCACACCCCTATAAAGTTATAAAATTTTATTCCTTTAGTAGTGAAGATAATCAAGAAGTTGTTAGCGAAGAAAGAAAGTTTAAGAACAACTTGAACAATCACATTAAGAAAAATAATTTACCATTACAAGTCTATACAAAAGTCAAGGGCAATAAAGTCTTTGGGTATATATCTTATACGCCTAATGCAGACAGACTAAAACATTCTCTTGAAACTGTAGTCACTGATGACTTTAAAAAAGTTTTTAATAATAGATTTAAAGTTAGCAGTGGTGATGATGACAACTAATTGTAGATATTAAACAGCTCATTGTTTAAACCAGTGGGCTGATTAATATGTAGAAACATTTACACAAATGTAAATGTATATTACAATGACAGTAAGCAACAGAGAGGTTGTATGTCAATAAGAATTGAGTGTCACAACATCTATGGTGGTACTGATGTGTACCAGTTTGATGGTGACAAAACTCAAACGATAGTAGAGGCAACACAAAAAGTCGCAGAGCTTAGAACATCTGGACATAATGTTGTATCTATTATTGATAACGATAGTGGCGACTACTTAGACCCACGACAGTTATATACGACAACAGTTCGCTAACGATAGTAGCGACAGAATAACAAACCAAAGGAAGGATATGAACGAAGAAGCTAATGCTCTTATGAATAACCTGGACAGTAAGAAAATTGTCTTAGAGGAATTGCATAATGTAGCATATCTAATTAAAGAAGCACAAGATTTAGTTGATTCTCTTAAAGAAAGAAGAGTCAAACTAATTAATAGTGGTAGAAAAAAAGGCGTATCATTAACTGATATGGCTATGGTCTTGGATATATCAAGACAAAGAATCTATCAGATATTAAACAGTAATGGAAGTAGATAAGAAAGCCTCTATTGCTAGAGGCTTTTCCTATCTCAGAAAGGAAACAATATGAATAAAGAAAAACATACTGTTCTTTTCATTATAGTAGAGGAAAATTATGAATAAAGAAACTCATAAAAAATTAATTAAAGACTTTCCTAAGAGTGTAGTTAAACCTGCACCTAAGGGTAAGTTCGGAGATTATGTACCACACCACCTATACACACAACGATTGGTTGATGTGATACCAGGTGGATATGATTTCACATATGAAATTGTTAGAGATAAAGACAACTCTATCGTTGGTGCAAAGTGTAAGTTATACATAAAAGATTCAGAACAAACCATTGAAGAGGTTGGTGATGTAGATGTATACGCACTTCAAAATAAAAATACTGAATCAGAGATACTCAAGTTAGCTGTATCAGATGGTATCAAGAGATGCTGTATGAGATTAGGCATTGGGCTTGAGCTATGGACTGGTGGAACTACCGAAGAGGAACACTACGCACAAGCTAGTGATAACATCAAAGTAGAAAAGAAACCACCAGCTAAATTATCTCAAGAAGAAATAAAAAAGATGGAAGATATAGCTAGTGATATGGTCACAGAAAAGACACAATCACAGGTGCTCAATCAACAAATGGAAGTAATGATTCCTGATGCTGACCTAAGAAAGACATACAAAGATAAGGCTTGGGCTAACCTTATGGACAAAGGTATGTCAAAGAAAGTTAATGACTGGTCTGATGAGGACATCAATACTTTCTTAGATGAAGTAGGTAGTCTAATGGATGCTGCTAAAGATGAGGGTGATGACCTTTCTGAAGATATAATAGCAGTAAGTTCTACTCCTTATTGTCCTGACTGTGCCACTGATATGTGGATGGAGGATAATAGAAGTAAGAAAGCTGCAGCTCCAAAGGATAGTAAGTTGAGTAGGATTCCTGACTTCTCTTGTAGCGATTTCCAAGACAACAATGGTTGTGGTAGAGGTTGGTACATCAGTAGTCCTGACGCAGATAAAGAAGCACCAGGAGAATGGCTTTAGAAAAAGCAGGTAACAGTGACAGCCTTAAGAAGTTAGTCAGGCGAATCAAGAAAAGATTCCCTGACTATAACTTTGATGTTGCACCTGAGCCTGATAGGAAACATAAAGCACCTGGTCTTTGTAAGAACAACACCATAAACTACACAGATACTGAGGGTAATTTATTTTGTGGACAACGATTTAAATTAGTTAATGATAGTGGTGTTGGGTATACTTGGGCTACTTGTCACGCTCTGATACGGAAGGTAGATGAGCAGAAGAAGTATCAAGACTTACAAGATGAGATATTCTAATGACACAAAAAAATATTATTAGAACATTAAATATTATGTTTCCATTTATGGATGAGTTGAAAGAAGCAGAGGACCAATTCTCTTCTTATGATTGCGAGAATGATATGTACATTATTGAAATCAAATCAAGAGATAGGTCTTATAACCCTTGGATGATAGAGAGAGATAAATATATATCTAACTTAAATGCTTCAAGGAGATTAGGTAAACAATTTATTTATTTAACTGAATATCAAAAGAAGATACTGACCTGGAATATAAATGATTTGATTGCTAACAACTATTCATTTAATTGGGAACTAAGAGAGATGCCTCAAACTACTGAGTTTAAAAACAACAACCCAGTATTAAAAGAGGTAGGATATTTGTATGAACAATATGCAAAGAAAATATTATAAGGAGAAACTATGAGTGACTTATCAGTCAATGAAGCAGACCCAGTAGTTCTAATAAAGGAACTATTAAATAGAAAGACACCAGAGATTGCACTACCTAATGGTGAAACATCAGGTGGTAACCCACTCTTTAGAGAACATTCTATTACTAATACAGCTGGGAAGGTTCAACTGTTAGGGATAATGGCTAATGTAGAATTAACTGTTACACCTCCAGAAGAAGAAGAATGAGCCACCCAGTACCAGGTCAAAGCTATTATTGTGAGGACTGTCACGAATTATTAGATGATGGTCCTCATAAATGTATTCATCTTACAGGTAATGCTTAAACTATCTTGTAGTTATCCCATCCATCTTTAGATATTGTAAGAGTTAAGACACCTGGTTCATTCCACATACCAGTTCTTGCAGTAAAATCTTTACTCGCATCAATACTTGGACATTGAAACCAGGTACGCTTTCCCTGTTTAAACACCCTAGGATGGTGATAGTGACCAGTAATTAATATCTCTGCTGCACCACTAGGTAACCAACCAAACATCTGTCCTTGCCACCACTTTATTATCTTACCTTCTGGACCTGCACCACCTGTAGTCATATGTCCGTGTGTTATAGCCACAGCTACCCCTTTAATTTCTAATAGATGGTGATAGTCTGTAGGCAATATGACATTAACCTTTTTATATCTAGGATTCTGTGCAAGTATTTCTTTTACTACTTCAAAATGCATCATATCCGAGTTGTCTAGCCTGTCTGATAGGACCTGACCCTTACCACTTCTTGTCATCTCTCCGTGATTACCACCTATTCCACACAAAGTTATCTTATCTACAACAGGTAAGAAGGCTTCAACTGTTCTCATAATCAACTGTCTTGCTAGTCTGTACTGTTGAGATAGACTTAACTCAATATTGAATGGCATACTAGAGTAGAAACTCTGGTCACAATTCTCAGTGAGGTCACCTAATCCTAATAAATATACCTCATCTATATTAGTTCCACCCTTACGCAGTGCCTTAATCTGATTTACCCCTGCTATAAGAGCTTCCTCGTAGCGTTTAAGTGTATTCTCAACGCCATAATCAGCCTTACCTAACTGCCAGTCAGCCATTGTCCATATGAAAGCTGTATCACCACCATACTTTTTATCTTTTAACTTAGGTTTATGTTTAAACAATGAGAGTAGCTCATCAAAGTACTCATCTAATGCAGGATTCTTTCTCTTTACTATCCCTTTAAATGCAAAAAAGGTGGTTGTTTCACCACCTTTAAGCTGTGCGTTCCAAGAACTAGCACGAACTGTACCTTCTATTGTGTAATATTTGGGGTCAAATCCCCACTCTTCAAGGATTGAGTCGTACTTATTCTTGTAGTCTGGGTCAGTACCAACATAAGTTATCTCACCTTTGCCAGTGTTCTCATCAAATTCTATTGATGGTTGCCAACCAGACTTGTAGTAGTTATTGCCTAATTCATCTGTCATATGCAGCCTTTCTGTTAAGGCTATTATACATAGATACTAGGACAAATCAGCTACTTAGATATTTGTTTCTTAGCGTATGTCTTGATAACTGCTAGTGCAGCACCACCACCAGCTAACGCAGCTAACTGAATTGTTTCAGCTTCTACACCAACTAATGGAGCAACTGTTAAAGCACCAATGAACGCTTCAATGAAGGTCCACGCAGTTCTTTCAAGCATATCTTTGAGGTCATCACTCAATTTATACTCCCACGAATCGGACCAAGGTGTCCACCAAACATCTTTCTTAAATGTACCATCTTGGTTTCTTGCTCTTTTGAATTTCTCAAACATTATCTTATCCTCTTTCCATCAATTTTAGCAGAGAGAACTTGAAGCTCACCACTAATCTCCTGGAGTTTCTCATAAACACTATCAGGTTTAATGAAATCTGGACTAGCAGCGTTACTTAATTCTTTACCATCTAAGTCTATCTTGCTATATTCTATGGTAACTTTCTTACCTTGTAGTAATTGATTTGCAACCTTCGCATACATTTTCTTGTACGCTACAGCTGAACTTCCGACCATACCATTAAAGTTTATATCTAAATCTTGTTGTGTTTCTCCTACGATTAGACAACCTGAAGTGTGCTCATCTGTATTACCT